CACCCCTAGACTTATCAGCCATAGAAACAAGTTTTTCAATAGATAACTCAAGTTTGTCTATTTTTCTTTCCATAGAATCAAACTTTTTCTCATAATCTTCTACTTTTTGCCAAAGTACGCCATACTTGACAAGGTCAATTGGTGATTCTGTGCTCATGGTTTCAATAGGTCTTTAATTGGAATAAATCTGCTTTGAGCATTTTCAAAGGCTTGTTTTTCTGCTTGAGCCTGAGTTTCAATAGTTTTCTTAGCTGTTCTTTTTTCAAGATAATGGCTTGTTGCAAGAGCAGGCAATCCCATTCCATGACCAGCAGTTACTGTTTCAGCAACCACTGGCAATCCTTTATTAACAATAAATTCACCTACTTTTTGCCCAAGTTTCTTTTCTACATTCAATTTCTGAACCGCTGCACCAGGATAACCAGTATTGGTTTTGAAAATATGTACAGCATTATGATAATCTCTTATATTCTCCATTTCCTCTGGAGAAAATAATCTATTCATCACTTCTTTATTGTCATTCAAAAATGTAGTCAATTTTTCAGGTGTTTTGTCAGACATCTGATTTAAAAAATGAGATTTAATTTCACCAATAGCTTTTTGGGCTTTAGGTTGCAATTCATCAGGCATACTTTTTAAAGTATCAATTACATGAGTAAATTGATCCACAGGCATGCTAGTAATGTTTTGAGGTATTTTCTCAATTTGTACTTTTCTATTTATGCCATTTGGTCCACTAGATTCCAATATATTAGATATTCCTTTTGGATTATCTAATGTATTTTTTCTTAGTTCAACCAATGCTCTAGCATCTTTATAAAGTGGTGTATCTCCACCAATAGTGTCTAATACATCAGCATCAACAGCTTCTTTTAATGCCCTATGAATACCAGCATTTCCTGGTGACCAAACATTTTTACCATTTAGCCATTTTCTAAATTGTTCAGAAATATGAGCATTAGTAGGCAATAAATTACCATCTTCATCAAGCATTTTAAGTTCTTGAAGTTTTGCTTTTGATGCTTCAGCTAATTTTGAATTTTCACCTAATGGCAATAATGTTGGATCATTTAATACTTGATTTATATGGCTAGTAAAAACAGGAACAGATTTTCCTTGTTCATCTCTAGCATTGTAAATCTCACTTGTCTTTTTATCAAAATAGTTTTCTAAATCTTTTAGAGGTTGAATAATAGTATTTCCTCTTTTATATATTGAAGATTCATCAAGACCTAATGTTCCACCAGTATCTTTAACTAATTTTTGTTGATAAGCATTAATTCTATTTTGCTCATCAGCAAATCTTTCAGACAAGTAGTTACCTAGAGCTGTATCAGTTTTAGATGTCTGGTAATTTGTGGCTCTTTCTTTTCCTTTACCTTCAATAGCAGATAAATCAGCCTGATGATCTTCACCCAATACTTTTTGAGCTGTTTTAGCTCTAGCATATTGCTCATCCAATGGCAGACCAGCCTCACCATAATGAACTTCTTTAAACTCTGCCTCTGGAGTTGTAGGTTTGGCAGTCCCCAAATCTTGTACAACTGCTGGAGCATTATCTTCTTGTACAACTTGTTGAGTTGTTTCTGCACCAGTTGGATTAGCTTTTTTCTGTTGAAAATCTTGCTCTAATTGTTGAAGATTTTGAGTAATTTCAGGAACTTGTTTTTGCTCTAATTGCTTTTGAAGTTCAATTCTGACTTTAGGTACTTTTTGACCTATAGCACCAGATATTAGTTTAGCCTCCTCAACAATAGGCTTTGTTACTGCTTTAGCAACAGGCTTTAATTCTGCTCCAGCTTCAGGAACAGCAAAACTTGCTGTAGTAAGCATAGCTCTAACATCTTGAACAGGCAAACCAGTTTTTTGAGCAATAAAATCTGCTCCTTTATTGCCATATTCACCAATTACTTGTGTAATTTTGTTAGATAATTCTTGCTTATATGCAGGATCTTCTGTAACACCAAAAAACTTACCAACTGGCTTTTCAAACAAAGAACTAACTTTTTGACTTAATTCTTCAGCTTTTTGAGGAGGCATTTGATTAATTTTTGCCCCAACATATGCCATATTTCCTAAAACTGTAGGAACAGGAGAATAAGCAACATCAGCAAGAGATGCCAAGCCTTTGCCTACATCACTTAAAAATCCTGTAACTCTGCCCTTTGGCTCTGCAGGAGGAGGCTCAGAATAAACATCTAAAACAGCCTTGTGCAAATCAACTGGATGATATATTTCTGGAGTAGAACTAGCTTGGGTTATAGCATCAGCCATTGGCTGTGTAGGATTAAAAGTAGTCATGCTACTTTTCTTTGGTGCAATTATGTCTTGTGAAGTCTTAGGTTTTTTCCCATAAACCTCATCAACTGCATTGTTCATCTCATCTAAACTTAGAATAGCCATTATTGACCACCAGTTACAAGTGAATAAATTTTGTTATATCTTGTGATTAAGTCAGCATAGCCCTTGGATTCTGGACCACCCACTGCATCAATCACTTTTCTCAACTCTACTTTATCTTTATTTTTGATAGCATCATAATACTTGAGTGCATCAATATCAGCAACTGAAGACCATTTTTCTGTGTAATCTCTGCCTGCTAATGGATTGTTTCCTGCTTTTTTAATGGCATTATTCATTCCTATTCCATACAAATCTATTCCAGTTACTAATGCTCTATTAGTTCTAGCTGTAGCTTTAATTGCATCTGAAGTCCAATTAGTAGTCCCAATTTGCTCTTGAGCAATTGATCTACCTTGGTCTGTGCCTAGACCAGCTTGTTGTGCAAGATTGCCAGTCTGTAAAGCCATGTAATGACCAAGTTGTTGAAGATTGCTTGCCTCATCAGCTTTCCAAGGAATTGCTGAGTACCCACCCCCAAGTTTTGCAATTGCTTGAGCACCCACACCAGTAATAGACTTATCAGCCAAATTAATAATTTGGTTATAGTTGTATGTGCTTTGTGCAACTGTTTTTCTTTGGTCAATAGTATCAAGTTGTCTTTGTCTTTCTAATTTAACTGTTTCAGGAGTCTCATAAGGAGCTAATCTATTTGGTGCATTAGATGGAGGTTGATTTACTTGAGGCTGTATTGCCCCTGGTTGCATATTTCCTTTTTGTACTCCACCAGGTTGAGTAATTTGATTTTGATTAACTCCAGCAGGAATAGTAACTTCACCAAGAATATTGCCTTGTGCATCCTTAACATAAGCAGTTGGATTATTGCTTGCATCAACTCTGCCTGTAGCTTCATATCTTTGACCATAACTTAATGGTGATGGACTTACAGTTAATCCTCCACCAACAGGAGTTCCTGGTCTTGTTTCAGCAAGATTAGGATTGCCAGTAGCAACTGGCTGAACAGTTCCACCAAGATTCTGAAATTGGACATTAGGAAACTTAGATGCAAACTGCTCAGATGGTGATGCAGAACTTCCAGCAACTCTATTTCTTAGTTCCTCATATCTGTTGTAATCTTTTTTGGTTACTGCATCTTCTAACTGACCAAGCAAATTAGATGGATGTTTTGGCAAGCCTACAGCTTCAGTGCCTTTTCTGATAATATCTAAAGACCTAGTTAATGCTTTTTGATTTACTTCACCATTTTTATCTACATAATCATCAATTGGAGGCAAAGCATTAATCATTTTTCTTGCATAATCTTCACCAGAAACAAGATAATTTTGTTTTGCTTGTTGTGCTCCAGTCTGAGCAGTTTCTGTTCTGGCTTCAGCTTCTTTAACAGCTAATGGATTTAATTGTTGTGCTTGCTCAATAGCCATTTGAGCTTGTTTGAGCTGTAATGGATTTAATTGTTGATTTTGTTGATAGTATTGGATGCCATTGGCAGCATTAACCATCTGTGCAATTGAATTACCCTGCACAGGATTTGTTTGAATAGGAGTTGGTGTTGCTATTTGAAAAGATTGAATACCCATATTTATCCTTAATAATTTGGGTTATATGGCTGTGGTGCTGTTACTTGATAACTTGGGGCTTGATAAGGAGTTTGGAATCCTGTCATGTTAGCAGGAGTGACAGAACTAGCTCCAGCCTGGTTAGCAGGATTTAACAAAGATGCCAAAGTCAAATTAGAACCTACACTACCAAGACCTCCAGCCAAGGCACTAGCACTTCCTACTGTGCCTGCTGCTTGTGCATTAGCTGCACCCACACCCAAATTAGATATATTTGTGGCATTTCCAGTAGAAAGATTAGAAAGGTTAGCCAGGCTTTGTTGACCTATGCCTGCAATGCCTGCTAATTTGTTATAAATATTAGTTTGCTGTGCTTGATAATTATTGAAAGCCTGCTGATATGCATTAGATGCATAATCCTCTGCAAATTTAGTTCCTGCTGTATTTATATTAGAACCACCACCTCCAGCATTTAAAGCCTGGTTTTGAGCACCCAAACCTTGTTGGAGCATAAATTGGTAATTAGGAGCAAGATTACTTTGAAGTTGAGCAGGACCAAAACTTTGTGTCAAACTAGGTAGTTGTGACTGTAATTGAGCTAAACCTTGTGCTCCTGCTTGAGTATATGGAGTAAATTGAGGAGATAAATTCTGATAGTTTTGTTGCAACTGTTGTTGCCCTGCTAATGAAGCATTTGCCTGTGTTTGTGCCGCGCTTTGTGCCGCGTTTGCTTGATTCATAGACCCTATAAGTCCCAATCCTCCTGCAATTGCTAATCCTGGTCCAATTCCTATAGGCATTTTTATCCCCTTTGAATTAAAACTTCATCCACTTTGGATGGGTCTTTTTCATCTGTTGCATGAATACAAAACCATACACAATCCTCCAAGGACTGAATAGAATGGTTTATCCCTGATTTTATTTCAAAACAGTAAGGAGCACTATACATTTCTTCTGTATTGTCAGTCCTTACTATCACTTTTCCCTTAGCCAAAAGGCTCAAATGGCTGTATTTGTGAGCATGTTGGACAATTACATGGTCTTTTGGCAAAACAAATTGCTTGGCATACAAACCATCAGAAAAATGATGAACAATTTGAGGATCAAACTCCATCAAACCTTCATTGGCTTTCAAAATATCAGCTAAATTCAAAATGTACCCCCTGAAATACCACCTAAAGCAGTCAAAGTGCCTTTTACTATCTCATTTCCATCAATTACTGAGTTTCCAGTAATTTCTTGACTACCTTGAATTGTCTGTTGTCCAGTCTTCATACTAACAAAATTAGGACTTTGCAACCAAAGTAGCCAAGGCAAAGCAGGCTGACCAGATGATTGATCTAGAAATGGAACTCTCGGCCAGAGTATATTTCCACTAGAGCTTGAAGTAGCCATTAGTTTTCACCTTCCTCAGCTTTCAAATTAGCAGAAACAATCACAGCTTTTACTGGATCACTAATACTAACTTCATAGATTCTGTCCCTAGCAGTACCTAGTCTTCTCCAAATTGCTCTGTTTCTGTACTTTCCTACAGCTCCAATTGTGCACCAATGTTCATTGGAATAGGTAGAACCACCATCATTTGACCATCTAAGCATAGCTTGTGGATTTTGACCTTGACCATTTTCTAAACCAACTCCAGGCTGAAACTGTATCTGCAATTCAGCAAAATACTGCCTCTGCAAATCAGTGACCAGATGTGGACATCTTCTAAGCCTTCTAATGGTATTCCCTGCTTCTGTATATACAGCATTGTCTAATTGGTAGATTTGACCATTTTGATAGTCTCCAACCAAATAAACATTATTAAATATTGCCCCACAATTTGACCTATGTCTATTGAATTGTTGACCATCCCAAGAAAGCCATTTATGCCACATTTCTGTAGTTAAATCAAATACCCAGGTAATATTGATAGTTGGAAATGTGACTACATAAAACTCATGACCATCTAGCTGATAAGTATATGCAACTGCATCAGCTATGTATTGGTTCATTAAAGTCTGTTCTACAGCATGGGTACTGATTCTTTTAAAAGAATAGCCTTGCATGACTCCAATAATATTCTGACCTCTGTAGTCTTGGCTAACAAAAGCAAATTGTTCACCAAATCTAGCAACTGAAAAAGGTGCTGCAATACCATGCTGTACAGATGTTCCTGTAACCCTTTGAAATGGAAAACTAATAATGCCAGGTATTACATTTCCAACATCTGTCCACATTTCAGCAGTAAATTCACCAAGCAAAAATACTTGCCTATGATCTACTATAAGTGAAACAAGTGGATCAGGAGCACCATCTTTAGAGCCATAATAAGCATTAGATGATGTGACTAGACCTAGATCAGTGGCAGCCCAATTTTGTGTACCAGGCTGGTTATAAATAATGTAGTTATCCACAACATCACAGACATTTGCACCCTGCCAAGGACCATCTGTGCTAGGCAAAGTATTAAATGAATTTTTGCTTGCAACCCAATAATATCTATTAACACCATCAACAATATAAGCATTTAAACCTGTATTGCTCATAATATTGTCTGTGATTGATACTTGACCTGAGCTAGTTGATAAAGTACCTATTTTGGTAGAAATATATCCATTTGAATAAATAACTGAATAAACAATTGCACCAACAACAATAATTAAATATTTACCACCAGAGAGTGTTCTCATTCCTCTAACTTGGGCATTATTTAGCTGAAGTATTGAAGTTAGTCCTGGAGTTGGGTATAAAGCAACTACACCTCTACTTCCAGGAGGCTTTAAAGGATCAATCTCAGGGTAGAAATTGATGCACTCTTGGGCTTCCTGGTAAATGGAGGCCGCTTCATAGCTAGGTCCAACAAAGCCAAAATCAGCCATTTTTTAGTACTTTAAAGTTGTTCCAAATAATCTCAGCATAAGCAATATCTAATATTGCTAATAACCAATCTTGAGTGACAAAATAATAAATAACTGCACAAATCATAATTTTGGCAATCACTAATCCTGCTTTTAATCCAACTTCAGAAAACAACCAAGCCATAATTGGATTAGCTTCATGTCCAACATTTGTGGACAAGGCTTTCCAAGTTGTATAAATATCAGCACATTGGAGCAAACAAAAAATAATAAATAAATAAATCATATCTTTCCCTTTATCTAAAGAAACCGCCTGACAAAATCCACCCAGCATCCTTTTGTCTTCCAACCAAAAGTGAGTCTGCATAAGTTGAAACAATTGCTGGGTTCATGTTTGTCCTCTTGATTGTGGACTTGCTCTGGGCAGCATACTTCATAATCATGGAAATTTGAGTTTGGCTTGCTTTGCCATACATAGGCATTAGTCTTTCAGCCAAACACCATCTCAAAGCCATGTTGTAGCCTTGAGGCAGATTGATGTTATCAAATTGTGTGGTAAACCTTTGGAAAATTTGGTCTACAAAGATGTGCATTTCCCCTTGGCTGGGGTTCGGCCACACATAGATATTCCCCAAAGTCTCTGTTGGTTCATAGTAAATTGCCTTCGGCCACGGACCATTCAGAGTCTTCAATCCAATCATCTCATACTGCTCAATATTGAGCACAGAAACAGGATAATCTAATCCACCATTTGTAATGGGTTGACCATTGGAATAAGTATTAATCCTGACAAAACAAGAATTAAGCCTCAAAGGTCTTTGATAATATGAATTAATGGTTTCACTTGTTATAGGACTTGTATAAGTCTTATTTAGCAAATAAGTTCCTGCCTCATTTACATTGTTTCCTGCTCCTGTAAGCATTTGTACAATTGTTGTACCTGATGTAATGCCAGTTCCACTAAGAGTTTGACCAAGAGAAATACCACCAGACTGGATAGAAGTAATAGTAAGAACATTACCAGTAATACTTCCAGTAAAGATAGCACCAATTTGACCACCTGGACCAATGGTGTATTGAGTCTGCCCAGAAATAACAGGAAATATAATTTCATTTTTATAAAACACCATCATATCTTCATTAGACCATTGGTCTAACATATCTTGCAACATATCAAAAGCATCTTGAGACGCATCAGCAGTTGGAGTTTCGCCCGCTTCTAATGCGCCAATATCTTTTAATGCTCTGCTAACTATATCAAGTGGAGTAGTCATTTTTAATCTCTAAACATTATAAGAACCTGTCAATAATAAACTTCCTGAAGAAGTTAAACTTTGTGCAGAAAGACTTGATGCAGATGCCATTCCATAAATACTAATAATTTTTGATCCAGCAGAAACATAAGCAACTATTTGATTGGTATAAGTAAAATTAGATGCAATAATATTTGCAACAGGATAATCTAAATTTGAATTAGCAGTGTATGGTAATCCTCCAATTTGTATGTTTCCAGTTGTAGAATTTCCAGTCCAAGTAACATCAATTTGGAAATTAACTGTATTGTTAATTCTTGTGTAATAACCAAATTGTTTTGTATAAGAACCATTTTGTGAAGTTCCACCAGTGTTTTGTACTATTGGAGTAAATGTGCTAGATTGGTTATACCCTTCTAATGATGATGAAGTTGTACCAATTGCATTATTGTCTGAAAATTCAATATTAAGTTGACCATAAGTTCCAGCATAATAAGTTGTTGGTATGTTATTAAGCATACAATTTCTAAATCTTATTTTTCCAGAACTCGAATCTACTTGTCCTAAATAACCTGAAGCGTTATCAGTTGCTATATAAGCACCAATTACATCAATTGTTCCAACACTTGATGTGTAAAAAACTGCCCCAGTACCATATTGTTCAAAATAGCCACCAGATATGAATACTTGAGAAGAACTGGTTTGTACTGCATTAGTTGTATAACCTTCAAAAGAACAATTATTTATGTTAATTGCAAAACTTTGACCAAGAAAATTAATGCCTATTGGAGCATTTGCAAACTCACAATTATTAAATCTAGTTGCATTACTTCCTTGACCAACATAAATATTCGCAGATTGTTGGTAATAACACATTAATTGATCAAAAGTATTCCAATAAGAACCAGCTAAATTGTCGTATGATAATGCAAAAGCATAATTTCCACCATATAAACGTAATCTTCTAAAAGAACAAAATTCTGCATTATGCCTAACAGTAAAACAATTTCCAGTTGTATTGCTAGTTCCATCAGTTTTGGATTTTAAAATAGTAAGTTCTTCTATTCTTGTGCAATAAAGATTAGATGCTGTACTTGTTAGTGTGTCTTGAAAAGCATCTCCATTAAACTGTGCAGAAATAATAGAGCCTTCCATTGTTTCGCCAAGTAAATTAACATAAATTGGAATTGTTAAAGTAGACGAAATTAAATAATTTCCTTTTGGGAAAAAAACTGTTGCTCCATAAGTGGGTATAGCTAAAGCCGCATTATATGCGGCAGTTAAAGCTGATTGTATAAATGTTGTGCTATCAGTGCTACCAGTTGGATCAGCTCCAAAATCTAAAACACTAATAACTTCTTGTAATTTAGATTGTACAGTTCTAGTAACTGCATTTGTTCCACCTTCGTTATATCCAACTAATGAAGAACCAGTAGAACCAGCTAAAGTTGTTTTAAAAGTATTAAATGCAGTTGCATCATTAATTGCTGGAATATTATCATAGCTTCCAACTTGCACAGCAGATGATGTTTGTAATACAAACTTATAAGTAGAACCAGCTATTAACCAAATTTCATTTGTGGTTCTTCCACTTGCATCTAAAACTATTGGATTTGCATTTGCAACACTACCTGAACTACTTGTATATGTAGCTAATTGTGTGGTAGTTCCTGCAGAATAACTATAAAGCAATCCTCCAGCCAAGGGAACACCATTATTATCAAAAAATTGAAATCCTGCGCCTGCAAAAGCAGATAGATTAACTGTTGTCATTTTTTTAAACCATTATATTTTTGGAATTTTCTTGAAAAGAATTTACTACATCAGTAGTCCATAGTAAATTTGCAATATCTTGAATTTTTTTGTCTTGATTAGAAATATCTTGCCCAGGATTACATACCCAACGAAGAAATGATCTGCTTATTTCAACATTGTCATTTAATACAATTTCTGCTTGACGAACTTGTAATTGACAATTTTCTAAAATTTCAATTTTGTCAATTATTGTTTTAGTTGATATTGTCATATTAATCCTTAAAATGTTGCATGATATTGCAAAGTAAAAAGTACAGAAGCAGTAGAAAATACAGAATTTAAAACTTGAGCATTACCGTTTATTGTTCTAATATCAACAGTTGTACCTCCAGACAATGCTCTTACCAATGATGTTGTAAGTGCAGTAGTATTTAATGATCCAATTCCATAATTATTAGTAGCAACAGTAAAAGGTAAACCTGAAAAACTTGCATTATTTGTACTTGAAGTTGTTGGATAAGTTATATATGCAAAAACTGTAACTAAATTTCCTATTTTTGTGTAAGTAGCAGAATTAATAGTCAAAGATAAACCAGAACCGCTATTATCTGCTGGTGTCCAAGAACCTATTTCATAATCATTTAAATTGCTGTTAGTTAAAGAATTACTATTATTAAAAATAATACCTGGATTTGTTCCAGTAAATGTTAAATTACCTGAAATTGTAGGTGTTGTAATTGTTGGGCTTGTTGCTAAAACATTATTGCCTGTACCAGTATTTGTAACACTTACAAGATTCTTACTTGCATCAGTAGCTACTGCACTTGAAGCAGTTAAGCCTGTTAAATTATGTCCAGTAGTTGTTAAAACTCCTGTACTTGGCACAAAACTTAATTTAGTGCTTGATGTAGTAATTGGGTTATTGCCACTTGTTGCACTAACTAAAGTTGGATAATAAGTAGAAGAACTAGAAGTATTGTCAGTTGTGGCTACATTATTTGCATTTGTTGCTGTTCCAACAGATAAAGTAGATTGTGCAACCCAAGTAGGAGCAGATCCATTTGATTCTAATACATAGCCACTTGTGCCAATTCCTAGCTTTGATAGTGCAGAGCCAGAGGAATAATAAGGCAAATCTCCTGCTGTATAGCTAGTTAAGCCTGTGCCTCCAGCAGTTGTGGGAGTTGTCTTCCAACCAATTACTTGTATTGCAGAGCTATTATCTTTATAAAATAGTTTCCCATCAGTATAGTTAATAGCTAACTCACCACTTGCCAAATTACTAGCAGATGGGACATTAGTGGTAGTACCACTGTTATACAGTATTATTGGAGTGTAATTGGTTTGTGCCATTTTTAGATATTAGGTGTAAAAACTTGAGGCATCCAAGGAGGAATTACAGCTTGCTTTTCCAATGATTTTAACTGTTCTTGCAGTCTAGAGGTAATAATATTTACCCCATCTTTCATGGTTTCAGCCTCAATCCATTGAGCTACCATTTGCTCTGTGACTTGCTCAAAAAGTACTTTAATTTCAGGATTTTGAAACCACCAATTGCCTTCAGTTTCTACCTTTTTTTCATCTTCAGTAGCAGTTAAAAAGTATTTAGCATGGGTAATTAGCCCATTTTCAGCAGAAATTTCTGATATTTTCCATGTGATTTCCATTAGAAAGCACCTCCATTAAGTCCATTTGTAATACATCCAGTGCTAGGGTAATAGGTTAATTTGGTTGAACTGGTGTATTCAGTTGTTAAATTTCCACTGGTTTGGTTAGCAAAAAGCAAGTATCTTGTGCCTGCTGTGGTTGTGTCATCAGTTACAGTGGCATAGGCAGTTGGAGTTGTCCAGCTAGGTGCAGATGCTCCATTGCTTGTCAAAACCTGTCCAGTTGTACCATTTGCCAAGAAAGCAGTTGCTCCAGCACCACTTTGATAAACAATATTGCTTGCCACTCCTCCAGCCAAATTAGTAGCAGTTCCAACTGCCAGACTAGACTGAGCTGTGTATTGAGGAGCAGATGCACCAGCAGTTAAAACATAGCCTGAAGTTCCAAGACTTAAAAAGCTAGTAGCTCCTGAACCAGTTTGATAAGGAATTGCTCCTGCTGTGCCATTAGCAATATTTGTTGTAGTTCCAACTGTGAGGCTAGAAGTTGCAACCCAAATAGGAGCAGAAACTGCACCCAAAGTCATCAGTAATGAGCCAGAAGTGCCAGGACTTAAATAGGCTGTAGTGGCTGACCCAGACTGGTAAGGTAGGGAATATTGAGTTGTTCCAGCCAAGTTACTAGCTGTTGTGGCTGTATTGGCATTGCCTGTGGTGTTTTGGTTGAATGTCGGCCAGGTAAATGTCCCTGTTGAGAAATTACCAGACTGAGGAGTTCCTAGTATTGGGGTCACAAAAGTAGGTGATGTAGCTAGTGCTACAACTGTCCCAGAGCCTGTTGTTGAGTAACTTGTACCCCAAGCACTTCCAGTGGAATTAGGTATGCCTGCACCTGGATAGACCATTGTGCTAGAAGCATTTATTGTGATTGCACTTGAGCCATTATAAGTAGTGCCAGAGCTAAATGTAATATTAGTTCCAGCAGTTAAATTAGCTAAATTAGAACCAAGTGAAATTCCTGAAATTGTGGAGTTTGTAAGTCCAGAATTAGGAATGGTTGCATTAATTTGGCTTGGTGCAATACTGATTGTGGTATTGGTTACAGATGAAACTTGACCAGATGCATTTGTAACAAATACTGGAACACTTGAGGCAGAGCCATAAGTGCCTGCTGTGCCAACTGGGGTAATGCTAAAAGTGTATGAGCTAAGAGTTAATCCTGTGCCTGCAAAGTAACTTGCTGCACTTGCAAGTTGACTCCAAGTAACAGGATTTGTTCCTAATGTGCCACCACTTGTAATAGTACAAACCCAGCCAGAGTTTTGCTGAGTTGATCCATTTTGGATAAATGTAAAAGCTGAAATTAAGCTATTCCAAGTATTTGCATCACTTGATCTAGCCCAAGCACCTGAAGATGCTACATAAATTCCATTTTGTGATAATGTGCTCTGGTTTTTGACTAAAACCCTGTCATTAGCCAAAGTGGTATAGCCATCTATGGTCTGCAATCCAGATAATGTGATGTTAGCTGTGGTTGCAACTGCACATTCAGCCTTAATTGCATAGCCTTGCACAAACATATCCACATAGTTTTTATTAACCAGGTCTGTGGGATTACTTGGAGTTGTACTAATTGAGCCTGTTGTGGTGCTAATATTAGTAAAAGCACCTGAAGATGGTGTAACTAGCCCAATAGATGAGCTATTTATTGTGCTATTTGTGATTGTCAGACCACTCTGAACTGGATTCAAAGTAGCATAAAAAGGCTGTCCTTGCCCTATAAAAGTATTAAAACTACCATCTAAATTGAAATATGCCTGAACTGGCAGGATATTTTGGTCAGATGTTAGGGCAGGAGCACTCATAATTAATATGCAATGCAAGTCATGACAATGACATCACCAGCAGACATATTTGATGCAAGTCCAGTGGTAATTCCATAGCCAGTTACAGTTACTGATGTTGTAGTGCTTAAAGTCTGTTGCAAAAATAAACTTGAACCACTGGTAACATCATTAGCTATACACATCCAGCCATTTGGAGCTGGAGGTAGTGTTAATGTCCCAGATGCCGCTCCCCCTGACCCCACAGTCACAGCAAAACAATTTGGACTAACACCCTTAATTGTGGGTGAAGTGCCAAATCCACTTGCTATAACTGGTTGAGTAGAAAAAGTATTAACAGGAACTGTGTTAGTTGTATTTGTAAAAGCTACTTGGTTTGTCATGATTGATCTGCCACAGGCATTACATATAAAGTATTTGCTGTTCCAACTGCACTCAGATTAAATCCATTAGCAGGAACTGCAATAACAGTAGGCTGAGACATGGAAATACCAAGCACAAATGATGTGCTAGTGTTTCCTGCTGTAGGCAATACTGCTGGAGTTGGAGTGATGCTAGTAGGATTTAAAGGAGCAATTGAAATAGCAATAGGTGTAGAGCCAGTA